TTTAATGCTTATTCCATCGACATGCTGCCACAAGTTACCCCATAGGTTTTCTATACCTCTATATACAACAGTATGTCTTTGGTCATTAGCCAAACAACCACTCTTGTTGCCAAACGAATCAAGTGTACCACTGAACTCTGGTGAAGCCCATATTTTGCTTGAAGTTGTTGTATTAACTGCATCTCCATCAAATACAATCTCTTTTCCAGTAACTCCACCACTACTATAATCGTTTATCGCAGTAATTTTTCTACTTCTTGCTATCGAATAATTGCCTCTATCCGTTCCAATAGAAATAGTTTTACCAACATAAAAGCCAGTAGGTAATGTACCTGACACTACAATTCTGTTGACACTGGTTTCTTCAAGTGCAGAAGTAGACATATCTCCATAGATATATCCTTTTCCTACTGTATTATCCACATTGTAATCTGCATATTCGACTAAATATAAGTAGCACAAATCCCAATAGTGCCAGTCTAACAATCCCCACTTACTACCTTTAGCTTTAGCTTTAGTCCTAAATGTGGCTCTAGTTGTGCTATTCAATGGTTCTAAACCAGTCTTTGATACGTGTGTTTCCACACCGTTGATTGTTTGTTTAGACGTATGATACTTTCCAACCATATACGGAGCAATTTCAATACTTCCAGGAGCATTATAATCATATATTGTTATTTTTTCATACTTATTTGTAGAGTTATCTTCTTGAATATTGTACTGCTCCCTTATAATCCAATGTTTAGGAATATATACATAAACTTCTTCATTTCTTGTAAATCCTTCATCGCCCCAAAAATAAGTAGGGTTTCCTTCGCTATCTACGTTGCAATCTCTAATATCACACCAAGGATAAATGTTATCGAAGTCGTTTCTTACTGGTGCTAAAGAGCCTATATTTGCATTAGCAATTAAATTTACAGCATTATCTGCACGTGTCCAAGCCGAAGAACTATTATCTGTTATTTTGCGTACTATAGAATATGCTTTCTTTTCTTTTTGCTCAAGGATATTTAATCTTTGTGCTAATTCTGTAGTCAAACTATCAACATAATTTTTGTTTGTAAGCTCTTTACCAGTAATTACATTTTCTAATGTACCTTTTCCTATAAAATACGTATTAATTGCATTTAAATAATTAGCATAACTAGTATTTGCTGGGGAAGCAAAACCCTCATTACTTATACTTAACCCATTTGCACTTTGTGCTTTTATAACTCCACCCGTACTACTACTTGCATAATCAGTATTCTTTACATATCCACTATCATTAGTTAATTCACTCATTTTAGTTGGAATAGCTAAAGATAAATCTTCAACATATTCTACTTCTATATCTGTTGTACCTATATTTGTATCTATCCATATATGATTTATACCTTTTAATGTAGTAGGAAGTACAGATAGTTTAGGTAGAGGTATTATTTGAGGAATTGCTAGAGGATAATAAAAATACGTGCCTAGATGTACTAAATAATTCAAATAATGAGTTACATAATTGTTTACATTTAATGTTTCGCCACAGAAAGTTTCTATCTCATTTACTGGAGCGGAAATCGCAACTTTACTATCATTTAAAAACGTTTGAATGCCTATTTTAGTTGCATTCCATAAAGAAAGACCTTCAGCAAGAAAACAATTAGAAATTATATTATCTCTAACTGGCATTTTCATTAAATCACTAATTCCGAATGCCCTAACAATGTATCCATTATTATACATAGTGCTAAAACCAGTTCCACCTATTTCAGTTGTTTCGTTACCAGTAATAGTGTATTTATTAACATTCTTTTTTATAGCACAATTCCCATATCTATCTACCAACAGTTTATCTTTTATTGTATTTGAAACTGCACATACTTCATTACCATCTAGGTCTATTGGTATTGTCTGACCTTGATATGGTTCGTATGGGGTTGCAGATGAGCCTAGTTCAAATTGTAAAACATCTAATACTGATATAGCACTACATAATCTAACAAATTCTGTTGTGCTTGTTGTAGTAATAGAATAAGCATTATTAGCTGTATCAATATTTCTTTTTATAAAGTTTTTATTAGCATCATATTCACATATTACTAAACGTGTAGGATTAGATGTTGAATTAAAATTATATGCTGTGTTTTTTTCGGCAGGTATATAATATTCTTGCACAAAAAAATCGGTTGTATATGCGTTACTTATTATCGTACCATCTGCGTCAAAACTACCACCCTGTAGTATATTTTTTGTTTTATCAAATAATTGTTTCCCAGTTCTATTCCAAGTAGCAGATGTTACTTGTGTTATAGGTTGTGGATTATCAGGAGAAGGGTTATCCCCTTGTTGATATTTCCCATCTGCAACTATATCTAACACTTTATAAGGTTGTGCATTGTCTATATCAACATTTTCTCCACTATCTCTATCTGTTGGTAATAACTTTTCTACTTCATAGACTGCATTGCTGTCTATTACGTTGTTACTACCTTGCATTGGAGTAGTATCAGGATTTATTTGCATTATTTTACTTGATACTTGCTGTGTTACATTACCTATCTTTAATCCTTCTACTATGTTTACTTCTGCACCAGCTTCAATACCTTGTAATTTAGTTACCAAGTCATCTGTTATACCACTCTGTATTGCTTCCCATTGTGCTTGAGTAAATGAAGAATTGTTTAACGCATACTCGAACGTCCATGTACCACTAGCATATTTATAGCGATTGTAAACAGTATTTCCTGCACTATCTGTACTTACAACAAAGCCATAGTCGTTTTCGTCTGCACTAACTTGCTCTAGTTCTGCCAAGCTATCATACGTTCCTCTAAAAGTAGCAGTAGCAGTCCCAACAGTAGAATTAACGAAGTTTTTATCTGCTAATTGATTAGAAGAACTTGCTTGTGTTGGTATTAAGTCATCATGTGTATCAATGACTACAGTTCCAGTATTACCATTTACTGAAGTTACAGGATATGGTGGTGGATTATTTACTGAATATTGACGTACGTTGTCAACATTTCCCAAACCTACGTCAGACTTATTATAAGTTTGTTTTATACCTAAATCAGATAAACTTTTGTTGCCACTTAATGTAATATTGTTTATCTTAGGTCTGCCACTTAAATCATCGTAAGCATAATCAACCCACTCAGTATCAAAATCATCATTAGATTTTTTCTTTAATACTTGACCTGTTGTGCCACCCTCTACTATACCTTCACCATCTTGTCCATTTATTCCATCTGTAACTGTAAAATCAAAATAAGTCCCATCTGTAAAGTGCATTCTATAAGTTTTAATAATTCCTGAAGAACTGTGTAATTCTACATAATCAACACCGTTACCATCAACACCAGGATCCCCATCTTGACCTGGAGCTCCTGTATAACCTCTTGGACCTATTGCACCAGTTTCACCTTTTTCTCCAGTATCTCCTTTAGGTCCTTGCATACCTAATAAAGAAGTAGAATAAACCCACTCCTCTGTACCTTTAACTCTTACTTTAAGTCTTGTACCTTCCCAAGCAAATTCAAGACTAGATCCATCTTTACCATCTCTGCCTGCTGGTCCTTCCCAGATTCTATCCATAGGGAACACTTCAACAACTTCTGGGAAACAAGTACAACATTTATAACTATTAACTCCAGGCTCATTATGCTGACCTATAGGTCTATAACATGCTGGAGAACAATGCCCTGGATATCTATTACAATTAAATTTTTCAACACAATCTTCGTACAATTAAAACACCTCCTTATAAAAGTGTCTTCATCTCAACATCGAGAGATTCTGAATTAATTTTTGTATAACCATCGCACCTACCTTTAAAACGTGGAGGTACCATTTCCATCATATCCCTAGTCATATAAAACAAGTTCATTTGATATTCTTGACGAAAGAGGGGAGCTGTATTGTTCCCCTCTTCATCAACTTTATAGAAATTATATGCTGCCCCAGGAACAACAACACTTCTGATGTATTTGTCTGGGAAAACATTATAGTTAGGATAATCAGGAAAAAACTCTTCAGTATATTCACTAAAGGTAGGATAGTTAGCATTAAGTTGATTATTAATATCATCTATAACTTTATCCATATATAACATTAATTCATCAGCTTTAAGCATTTCTCCTGCTAAAGATTGATTTATAAGATCACAAATCTTAGCTATTTCCATCTTTATCACCTCTATTATAATTTACGCATCTTGCCATACTGCTGTAATAGTAGTATCTGCTGTAATTTCTATAGCAACACCTACTGCTTTTTCAGTTCCACCAACACTCCAAGCTTTAAACTCTTTAGTAGCTGGAGCTGTAAACGTACAAGCAGGTAACTCATAACTACCTAATACACCAGTAACATCAGCCATAGTTCCTGTACCACCATTTGCATCAAAAGATACAGTATAAGTTGTTAGTGTCCATTGAGCATAAAGTGTAGCAGCTTCGTTAGCACTATATGTGCCACCAGCAGCATAACTTGTTCCACTACCATTAGCAGCAGTGTTCCATCCTGTAAAGGTATAACCTGCTCTTGTTGGTACTGTAGCACTTAATGTTAAATCTGTACCATAAGTTTTTGTTTGGTTTGCTGGTGCCCCAGTTCCTTCATTTGCATTATAAGTTATAGTATAAGTGTTTATTGTCCACTGTGCATATAATGTTGCATTACCATCTATAGCATATGTTGCACCTGGAGCATACGACGTTCCACTCCCATTTGCTCTAGTGTTCCAACTATTAAACGTATATCCTGTTCTTGTAGGTGTTGTGCTGCTTAATGTTAAAGTAGTACCTTCAACTTTAGTTTGAGCTGAAGGAGCTCCTGTACCATCGTTAGCATATATGTTATTGTGTAAACTTTTTCTGATGGTGTTAATTCTGCTTCATCAGCAGCAATACGAACATCTAAAGCTGTAATACGTTCTGGTTTTCCTACTAAAGTTGGAAGTGGAGTAGGAATATAGTTTTTAACTAAATCTTTATTTGCTCTCATAATACCTTGAGAATCCATATACATATTCGTTCTTTTGCATTGATTTATCGGACAACTTTTATCGCTCATTATAATCACTCCTTATAAAATTTTAGGGGATAACTGTACCGTAGTATAATTATCCCCTTTTGTATTTATCTTAGAAAAGTTGAGTATCACCTGGAGTAGCTGTATCCATATTTACTGGAATATCTGCCATTTTAGCTTGTTTAGTTATTATTTCATCAATCTTTAAGCGTCTTGCAGTTATCTCATCAGCAAATGTTTTTGGAACAGAGTGCGTACTGCCATTTACAGGGAAATAAATACTTACGCCATTTATAGTTACACGCATAACTTTACCAAAATACGGTTGGTATGTTGGCGAGAGATACATATCTACTTTTTCTTCATTTCTGTAATATTTGGCTAACTCACGTCTTTTGTTTGTTGCTGATAGCATTTCTCTAGTTGCAGCTCTTTCAACTGCATCAGATGTTCTTGCCATTTAAATCATCCTTCCTATAGTAAGTTTACTTGTGTTGGTACACAAACATAATCTACTACAGCTTCTAATCTTGTTGATCCAAAACCAACTGAATTGATCTTGAAACCAATAGATTGTCTTTGATCGATTGGATCCAAAACTCCGGCAGAACCTTTTTGTTTAACATACATCTTAGCTTGTCCTTCACCAGTTAAACCAGTTCTTGTTAAAGCGTCTTTACCAACGATAAGAACGTGTTGTACTTTGAATTCTTCATAAGCTGTTCCTTGAGCTGTGTTATAAGCTGCAATATCCCAAACTTTTTGATTAGGAATATAAGATGCATCTTCACCAGTTCTTAGGTCTTTTACATAACCACTAACAGTCTTTAATACTTTTTCAGCTGCATTAGTACCAGCACCACCGATTACAGTATCTTCGTCAATAGTTAAGTAATCATAACCTGTACCACCATCATTAACTTTATATAATCTTAAAGATTGTTTGTTATTCTTTACAAACTTACCATCTGTAGGAACTAATAAAGTCTCATAGAATTCCATAGAGAACATAGCTGGTAAACAAGCTGTAGCAGTCTCATACATTCCTTTTGTTGAGTTTTCAATAGTCATGTACTTTTCTACTACTGGATCAGAAATCATATCATAGTAAAACTCTGGAGAAGCTATTACATGGTATCTTCCATTTGCTCTAGGTTTAACTAAAGCTTTCTTTAGAGCTAAAACTATTAATCTTAAATCTGTCATTGTTGGTTTAGATTCAACTGTTAATCCTTCAAAATTAGCAGCACTTCCTGCAAACTCTTTTTGAGCTATTGAGAATAAAGTCTCTCTAGCAAGTAAATCAAGAGTTTCCATAGCTACTAAAGAATACTCTTTAGTATAATGTGCAACTACTGGATCAACAACTGCGAAATCTACTTTATCAGTAAATTCCATGTATCTACCATATTGGTTAGCTGCAATCTCATACTTTTCTACAGAACCTTTATCTGATTTAGGTGGTACACCTTCCTCTAGAGGTACTGTGTGTCCTTGTAATGGAGACCATCTTCTAACCATAAGTTTGTCAGCTTTCTCCTGAATAGGAGTTTCATCAGCCAATCTGAAATATACATATTGATCTGCATCATATCTAATTGTATCTAATAACTGTTTTGAATAGAAAACCTCAGGGTTTATAACCCCAGGACCGGCATTAGTAGCCATTTCAACATAGGTATTTATATCTGCTGTAGCATTTAATTGCATAAGTTCCACTCTCCTTTAAAAGTTATTTTTGTTGTGTGTTTAACCAATTATCTAACTCTTTAACGGAGTTTATTTTACCTGTTTCCCCTTTTGTTTGCCCTTGAGTATTTCCAGGTTGAGTACTTTGAGTACTTGCTTTAGCAGCTCTTTGTTGCTCTTCCTGAATTGCTTTTGTAACTTTACTGTTTACAATGTCATCAAAATGTCTTAATTTGTACTCTTTGAGAACATCTACGTCTTGTTCAAATGGATTTAAGTTATCTTTCATCAATTCAATAGCAAATGTTTTAATACCGTCATTGTCTAGCCCAAATTCTTTTTGAACTTTGCTAAACCCTAAGTAAGCATTTTCCTGTAGCTGATGAGCTCGATACTCTTTATCCCTTTGCTCAAGTGTGTTTATTTTTGTAATAATTTCTTCAGGAACTCCTGTTTGCTTAGATTCAGCTTTAACAATAGCTTCCTGAACTTTTGTCATAACGTCTTCTACAGGTGTATTTTCTGGTATGTTTAAAATCCTTTGAAGCCCTGAAAGTAATTGCTTTTTCTGATTAGCTTCCTGCCTTAATTGAGCAAAAGCAAAAGCTTTTTTGGACTCTTCCTCAGAAGTTCCGTTATCCTCTTTCTTACCAGCACCATCATCTGTTGTGTCAGTGCTATCTTTGTTTTCTTTGTCATCAGTAGTTGTTTGAGTTGCGTTGGTTTGCGTTCCTGACTCATCAGTACTTGCTTCTCCATCCGAAGATGTTTCTTGATTGTCAGATCCCGCAGAATCTGATGCGTCATCATTTCCGACTCCAAGATAACCAAGCAAATCACCTAATCCTTCATCGGCAAAGAATTGTAAATCTAATCTTTCGTTTTTCATCTACCCAAAACTCCTTTCTATATATGAGGGCGTTCATATATGGAGGGCAAAAGGTTTTACACACAATTAAAGGCTGTGGAACCTACTCTTGCTAATAATAGCGTACCACAGCCTTAATATTTTGTCAACTATTTTTATTTTATTTTTATCTAATTTTACAAAGGCATATTTTCCATACCCATTAAAGCTGCTTCAGGACCAGCTCCAGGCACTCCTCCTTGAGGTGCTGGAGGTACTCCCATCTGGGTGTTCTTTAAACCTTCTGCTGTCTGCATAATAGCTTCTTCTGGATTGATACCTTGCTTAATAAGTTCTGCATAGTTAAATAGAACTTGTGAAGTCTGCTCAAGAGCATTAGTAGATCTTTGGATACCCATACGCTCAAGCATATATTCTTTGTTCGGTAGATCTTGGAACATAAGCCATTCTTCTTCAGTAATAAGATCAACATTAGAACCAGATTCTCTATATTGCATTTGTTTTTCCATAAGCATATTAGCCATCTGAGCAATACGTTGTTTTGTTTTAGGAAGTTCTGAACTAATATTTATTTCATAATCATATATTGTTTCGTTATCTATGTTAGGAAAATCTACTTCTACACTCTTCCAAGTATTAGGTTTATTAGGAACTTTAAAGTAATATTTTCTCTTAGGGCAGAACTCAATTAGATTATAAAGAATTAGCTTTGTTAATTTAATAGCATATTCTTCATAGTTCATAATTTTAGGAGTGTCTATTACAGTTACACGATTTAGCATTTCTTCTGTACCACCTGTAGTAATGATACTTCCAGTATCTCTACCAGTATATCTTGCATCAATACCTGTAACAAGTTGCATATTGGCAGAATTATTAGTAAGCATTGAAGGTAGTTGGGGAGATACACTAGGGTATTCGTGGTAATGAACAACTTTTGAAGCATCGCCATTAACTATAAAGGTTTTATCTGCATCGTCAGCGTGTTTAGCGAACTCACTAATATTAAGTCCTGCTGTAGTAGAAACGTATTTTGGAGGTCTCTGGTTCTTATACTCTGCTGTGAATGCCAGAGAATCCATTATATTGTTTGCTACAGCACTTGCAAAGATCTTAGCTGGTTCTGAAGTTCCAACTAATGCTCCTGCTGGAAGGTTACAATATAGTTCTGCAAATGGAAATACACTTGGCTTTATATCCTCTTTTTTGTATAAAATCTTCTCACAATTTATTGTATGATATTCATTAATTTTGTTACCGTCTCTAACCCAGAATATAAGTAAAGTGTAGTAATCTTTCTGATTAACACCAACATTAACAACTTTAGATGTGTTTACTGGAGTTTCCATAGTGTCACCAGTTTTATCATTTTTCTCTTTAATATACTCTTCAAACTTCTCTTTATATCTTTTATTCTTTTCAAAGACAGATTTATGATAGTTATCATAAGTCATACAATATCCTGCAACATCCAAACTATCTGAGAATGGATCTCTCATAAATTTCATAGGATCTATAGACTTAACTGTTACATTTCCTTTATAGAAAGCATCTCCAGTACCGCCTGATAACTCTTCATCCCAACCTACTTGGGTAAGTCCTAGATTAAGGAGTGCTGCTCTTTCTCCAGTTTTAAACTGAGCATAACCTATTCCAGCTCTTTTCCAGATATTTTCTAGAATTATATTTAAATTCATAGTTATATCTTTGTCTTCTTCGCTGGTTGGAGAAATACTAGCTCCTTTAGTCACTGTGTAAATTGATGCTAAAATGTTATTTTTAACATAGGAAACATAGTTAGTGTCTGGGAGTATTTGATATTTAGGAAACTTTGCTCCAATAACTTTCCACAAATCCCCTCTATCAGTAGCATCTAAGAGTTTCATCTTTTTATGCTCGTTAGCATAATATTGGTTACAAGTATCATAATACTCTTTTAGTTGTGCTAAAAGCTTTTTTTCTTTAATACGCTCTTCAGCGTCTTTACTTTGTTTCGTCATTTATAAACACCCCCAATGCTTCTTGTATCTTTTCTGCAATTTCTGCTGGTGTATCAACACCTTCTTCTGGCTTCTCTATAGTCTCAACTTTCTCGATTGGAACAAGTTGTGTTGAGTCGTCTTTGTAAGTTTTGTTGTAGTTAATTGTGAACTCGCCTTTTATAGCAACCCCAATTAAAACACCTAACAAAAAACAAAACACGTTAACTATAACCTCCATATACTACACCCCTCTCTATATTAGTAATCAATCCCATAAGGACCATCATAACTATCTTGAGTTGTATTATCTGAGAACATCCAGTCAAGCATCTTCTGCTCGTCAGTCTTTATTACTTCTTTTTGTTTAGTAATGTCCTCACCTTTTTTATTGTATATACCATAAATTAGATTTTTAGGATTAGCTGGTAATTCCATTGTAATCCACTCTAAAGCGTTGATTCCGTGGTTGTTCTTATCTTCTGGTTTATTTGACCAACCGTTCATCATTCCAGCTTTAGCAATAAATTTATATTCTGTAAGCTCCTCTCTAAGTCTCTTACAAGAGTTAAAGATTACAAGCTTACCTGATTCTATATAAGTGTTAAGTCTAAATATTCTAGCGTCTACATTAACAGCTCCTGGCATAAACGCTATTCCGTAATCTAAATAGTGGTCTGCTAGAGTTTTTAGTTCGTAGTCTCTTTTAGGTCCTGACTTAGGGTCAATAATCGGTGGGCAAATAAGCCCTCCTGAAGGAATGTCTCTTACTCCTTCAAAGTACAAAGCTGCTAGTTCTTCTACGTTCTTCTGAGTAGTTCTTAGCTCTTTGTAAATTACAAGCCTATTTTCTGTCTCG